AGCGCGTTACAGCGGGCCATCAACGAAGGCGCAATCCGATGAGTGACGAACAAGAAGCTTTGGCTGTAAGGGTTTCCATGCGGGACATTTATCTTGAGGTGCAACGGCAAGGGAAACTGTTAGAGAAAATTGCTAACAGTCTGCCCGATAGTGAGCTAAAGATTGAAGACCACGAGCTACGGATTCGTAAACTTGAGATGCGGATGTGGCAGGCTATCGGTGCGTTCGGTTTCCTCGCCGCGGTAGTGTCACCGTTGATTGCGGTGCTGACACGATGAGCAACCCTAAGTGGAAGATTAGACGTAGATACATTTTCGCGGCCTTCGCGCTCGGGCCGGAATGATTCTCGCATCGGTGGTTGCTATCTGGCAAGACCGGCTCGGGGCAGGCGACCTGATTACCGGTGGGGTTGCTCTGATAAGTTTGATTCTCACGTCCTACATTTTTGGGGCGGCCTATGACGATAAGAGAGTGGAGAACACGGATGGATAAGTTGAAAGCGTACTGGAATTTTTCGGCTGAGCGTGCAGTGAAAACTGTGGCGCAGGTGGCGATTGCAACTATTGGTGTGGGTGCTGTGGGTATTTTGGATGTGGAGTGGGGGCAGGTTGCTTCGGTCGCTGCGCTTGCCGGTGTCATGTCCCTGTTGACTTCAGTGCTGACTTACGACAAGGCTGCAAAGTGATGGGGCGGCTTGACGCTGTGGAGCGCGTTGATGGCTATGAGGTGCCGGTCGATCCTGCCGATGCCTTGGACTGCACTTCCTGTCAGTAGGGTTTCTATTCTGCAAGCCAGGCGTACACTGTGGCCCTTGTCACGCCAAGCTTTTTCGCTAAACGCTTGATGTTATCGCCTGGTGTATGTTCGGCTCTTACGCGGGCTCTGAGGGCTTGTGTGACACGTTCTAGGCGTTCGAGTTGCCAGACGCGGATGTCTGCAAGTTTTTCGATGCTGAGGTTGTCGTATTCGTAGGAGTCCATGCCTACCATTGTACACTTCGTTTGGTGTTTGTCGGGGATAAGGGTGGGCGGTAACTGTTATCAACCCGTGACCGTCGCCTGCTTGATGAAATTTGCGTGAGGTCTTACAGTGAAGGCAACGAAAGGACTGTACAATGGTATCCATGGGGTATTACAAAAACATCGAGGTCGAGGCGCAACAACTCTACGATGATGAGTTGCGTGAAATTGTGGAGTGGGATATGGCGCACCGTCGCGTGATGTCGCCTGTGGATCGTATGCGGATTATTTCGGATGAGAAACTGTTTGCTCGGGCGGTTGTTGCGTGGCGGGGTGTGCCTGCTCCGATGAAAGCTGCGAACCATGTTGCTTTGCAAACTTTACGGCGTGACATTCGACGTCGTGAGAAGCAGTCGATGCTCGGGTGGGTGCTAATTGTTGTGGCACTCGGGTGTCGGGTTGGCTGTGTTGGTGGTGAACCTGTGACCGGCTGGGTGCTAGTTGTGGTGGGGGCGTTGTGTATGTTTGCGCCTGGGTTTGTTGACCCGTTCGCACCGATCAATGGGTTGAGTTTGGTGGGGTTGTTGTTGGTTGTTTGGGGTACGGTGAGCGTGAATCGGAGGGGGACAGCGTGAGTGAACGGTTGGAAATAAATATCGAACGGTTGAGGGATGCGTGGATTACTTACCGGGAGGTTGCGTGGAGTTGGTTTGATGTGAACGATGAGGATGGTAATGATGGGGAAGATTTTGATGTGTGGCTTGAAGCTGTAAAGCAGGCAGCGTTCGATGACGGATTTGACACCGGCAATGAGTGACCAGATGGATGTGGTACCTGACGGGCGTGAGGTTCACATTCGGCTCCGCGATGATGTGTGGCAGATTGGCGAACCAGGGACACTCACACTAAGCCGGAAGCAGGCGCACACTTTACGGTTGCATTTGAACGCTTGGGCATACCAGGCACAACTTGCCGATGTCGAAGAAGACGGTTAGCGCTCCGACGGTAACGTGCCGGCCCAGATCCCGTAAGGTTCCTGAGCTTCCACAGCATAAGTGAAACATGCTGCTTTTAGGGGGCATTCGTTGCAGAGTGCGCGGGCAGTCCTGATCGCATAGTCGCGGGTTTGTTTGTCTGCATAATCTTCAGGGGAAAAATATGGCGGGAATGTCTTGGCAGGGCAACACCACCCGACTTATCGACGAGTTCCATAAATTCGCGTATTGGGCTCATCCGTCGGTCGTCACTCATAGACTAAGTGTAAGGGGGTTAGACGATGGTTGAGAACGTCACAAGTTTGGAAGCTTACGCTTTGTCGAAGCTGATAATGCGGAACGGTTTGATGCCTACTCGGACAGCGGTGCAATATGGTTGGCAACTTTTGAGGAGTTGCAGGTTGCGTTGGAGGGGGCATCAGATGAGATTGTTGTCGAAGCGAAGCAGATGGCTAGCGAACGGTGGAAAAGGATGATGGGTAATGATTGACGCGGGCAGGTTTGTCGCATCGAAAGGGTTGGGCTCTGATGGTTGGTTGGAGGCTCGACGGTCTGGTGTGACGGCTACACAGGTGGCTAAGGCGGGCTCTGGGCCTGGCGGGTTGGAGCAGGCGGTAGAAGACTATTCGGCAGACTTTGTTGAGCAAGACAACCCGTACATGGTGTTTGGTCGGGTGTGGGAAACACCGATAGCGATGATTCTCAAGAACGATTATGGGGTGATGCCGAATGATTGGCTGATTCGTAACGGGCAGTTCCCGCACCATATGGCTACCCCTGATGGAATTTCGTTGGATCATTCACAGATTAGTGAGATTAAAACGACGGGGAAGGATTGGAACCCTGAGAAGCTACCGATCCAGTATCGGCGTCAGGTGCAGTGGCAGATGCATTGTACGGATACTGCTCGGTGTGTGTTTGCGTGGATGTTGCGGGAGCAAAGGGATACTGCTGCGGGGCCAATGTTTGTGCCTGGTTGGTTCGAGCCGCGTGTAGTAATGATTGAGCGTGACGAGGAAATGATTGCAGCGCTAAAAGGATACGGGCTGACAGGCTGTGGGAAAGGGTAACAATGGTTAAGGTAACAGTGTCGATCGAGTTCGACCATGCAGTTTATGCAACACTTTTGGAGGCTGCTAACGAGGTGGGGCTTGGGGTTTCCGAGTTTGCTAACGGTGTAATCGAAAACTATTTAGGGGAAAATTATGGCTCGCTTTGATATCACACAGTATTCGACGGTTGCGGAACGTATCGATAAGTTTTGGGCGGCGCACCCTGACGGTCGCATTCTGACGGAGATACTCCATTTTAGTGCTGAGCAGGTTGTGGTTCGGGCGGAAATATATCTTGACCGGAAAGATGCGCGCCCTGTGACCTCTGATATGGCTGAGGAACGCCCTGACACTTCACCGGTGAACAAGGTGTCGATGGTGGAGAACTGTGCGACGAGCGCTATCGGTAGGGCTCTGGCAGATTTGGGTGGGGACTTTACGGGTGCGAAACGTCCTTCCGCTGAGGAGATGATGAAAGTTGCAAGGCATGAAACTAAACAGGTGAAACGTGACTGGTTGGCTGAGGCTGAACTGTTGACTGATGTGGATGCGTTGCGACTATTATGGGCTGAGGCGTCCACTGCGGGCGCGACCCCAAACACGTGTTAGGTAAGGTGAAGGATCGTGCAGAGCAGCTCGGTGTTGATGGGAAGTCTTCGTGAGATTGGGGAGGCGTATCAGCATGCGGTTCGAACCCGTAGCGATGATGAGCTGTTTTGGCGTGGCGTTTATTGTGAAAGGTTGGTGATGCTTTGTGACAGCATCGGTAATAGTGCAAGAGTTGGCGGAGCTTACGGCGATGAACAGGCGGGGGGTGGAGGGCACTGTATGAGGCTGAGGTTGTGTTGGCTGGAGCTGAGTCTGCTTTGGACAAAGAGGAGGCTCGCTCGTTTATATCGGGCACAGGCTCGGTTGCAGAGAGGCAGGCGGGTGCGAAGCTTGCGTGTTCGGAGCTCAGGTTTGAAAGAGATTTGGCTAAGGCATCGGTGAACCGGATTCGCATGAAGTTGCGGACGATTGAGTCTGAGCTTGTGGCGCAGGCTACGATGTCGAAGATTATGCAGGCTGAGATGAGGCTGTAGGTTTTGGTTGTGTGCTGGTAAGGTTGACCTATCATGATTGCCCCTTCGCTTGACGGCTGGGGGCAATTTTCTTTTACTGGACAATAACCTCCACTACACTCAACGCAGCTCACTTACCAAAGGTAACCATGCGATCCTTTGGTACAAGTAGCTATCGTCTTGTACAAGTGTGCAATTTGTATGCGTTTTTCTGTTCGGGTAAGTGGCAACTATTCGGTATTCCCGAACAGTTCACCTGAGCAAAAACACCGGAAACAAAAGTTACCAGGAAACGTGACACATAACTTTATCTGTTCCCGAAACTAGGCGACACCGTACCGGAAGTGGCACAGGTTTTGGCACAACTGTACCTAATTGGGTACA